GCTGAAACAAACTGGCCTAAACCTGAAGAATTTGATGTTGTAAATGTCAAACGAGATCGTGAATGGTGGAAAACATATCTCCCCGTAATGCGAGCATTTTGGGACAAGGTTTTGTATTACAGGGAACATATAGATGAACTTCCTAAACCTAAAGAAAGAAAACCACGTGTCGTGAAAGAAAAGGTACATACGTGTGAGGTGGTATCAGACCCAGACGATAAATATTGCAGTGATTAGTAGCTTAAGTCGAGAAGAGTTTTGTAATTTTTCATCGAAATATGAACAAATACACGTTAAACGGAAAATTACACGCACCGTATCAAGAAGATGGCGTCAAATGGATGCTCGCTATGGAAAAACAAAAGACGGGACCAAAAGGTGGATTTTTATGTGATGAGATGGGGTTGGGTAAAACTATTCAGATCATCGCAACAGTGTTACACAATCCCAAACCATTAACACTGGTAGTTGCACCCAAAACAATCGTCACTCAGTGGAGTATAGAGATCGCAAAATTCGCACCCGGTCTCTCTGTTCTAGTGTACGACGGTCCCGACAGAACCAGGGATATCAATGATTTTACGAAAGCTGATATTGTGATATGCCCTTACAGCATGCTCTACAGTAAGACGACACTTATCCATCATGTAAAGTGGAACCGCGTCGTTCTGGATGAAGCTCATGAAATTCGTAACCGACAGACGAGAACATTTAAAGCGGCTATCAAACTCAAATCGGAAATTCACTGGGCAGTAACTGGTACACCTGTGTTTAATTCTATGGAAGATTTCGTCTCCCTGTGTATGTTTATTGGGTTTTCTAAATCCACGGTTCAAGCGATGCACAAGGATATCAAGGATATTTACATTCTTCGAAGAACGAAGGCTGATGGAATACTCGAAATACCGTACTGTCACTTTGAAAATATCGAACTGGATATGTACGAAGAAGAAAAAATCTTATACGAAGAAGCCTTTTTGGGTGCACAAGAACGAATTCGTGACATTATGCGGTCATCGATAAGTCAGGTATCGAGGAACATGCACATTTTGGAGTGTTTGTTGCGCGTTCGACAGGTTATGATTTGGCCTCAACTGTACCTTGACGGTGTCGCGAAAAAGGAAGAATGTGAAAGGACGGTATGGCAAATGAGTTCCAACAAGATGGACACTTTATACAAGTATGTAAACATGCACCCCGATGAAAAAACCGTGGTGTTTTGTCAGTACAAGGGTGAAATGGATAAAGTGTGTAGTTTATTTGACGGGAAAACGTTTCGGATAGACGGAACACTCAACAAAGACGAAAGACACGCGCGTTTGGAAGAGTTCAAGCGTGCGCATCAGGGTAGTATACTCGTGATCCAAATTAAATGTGGTGGGGTTGGTCTAAATGTTCAGTGTGCCACTCGTGTGTATATAATGGCGCCATCTTGGAACCCATCTACAGAATTGCAAGCTATTGGGCGTTGTCATAGGTCTGGACAAAAGAATGAAGTATACGTGAAGAAGTTTACTTATAATGACACACAGCGTTTTCGGAGCGTCGATTTGGCGATGATTTCACTTCAAGGGCATAAATCCGTTTTATGTGCAGATGTACTTAACGATAAGCGTATAGAGTGTCAAATTCCCAGTAAACAGGAAAAATCAATTGATGCCATCAGGAAAATTTTCCGATGATATAGTATAACAACATGTATCTCACGACGGAGGGCTCCCGTGCGGAAGTTTTCCATGGCGCCGCCGCGCACACATCCGGTGGTCTCGCGAAAAAGGATCTCGTACAGGACAGGTACGGAAATATCAAAAGTAAGGCTGCCGTCGCCGCGGCTAAGAAGAGGATGAAGGATGAAGGTAAGAAGGCTATGGTCAAGGTGTTCAAGCCTGTGAAGAAGGGTGATTTCAAGCTGGCGCCTAAGAAGGGTACTAAGAAGTATAAGACACTCATAAAAAAAATGAAGTGATATACTAGAATACAATGACACTTGCTAAGTGGGACGAAGCGGTCCGCGTAGCAAAGATCAAGTTGAAAATGGATCCAAATGATTATGGTATAGTAAAAGGTAAATTGTTAAAAGAGGCTCAGATGATTTTCAAAATTTTATTAGAAGGTAAATAATCACAATACGAATTGAAACCCCTTAAGTTGTTGTGGCTCATGCACAACAAGTTGATGCAACTTCCATGTAACACCAAACTGTCTGTTTAGGAAATAGACACTGCACATCTCGGCGATACCAACACCAGAATTTCTCGCGTACAATTTGTCGACAATCTCATCTTTCATGTGTTGCTTTTCACTATTAAACACGCCTGTCTTAATCACACCTGCACCACTCACGTCAACTTTAACCCTGAATTTGGGCTCCCTACCCTCCGAATATTTAAGGTTTGAATTAAAAATCGGGCGAAGTTCATCAACACTCATCTCCTTACCAAATATTTCAATACTCTGCTTAGCCACATTCTCTATGATATGCGTCTCGATTTTGAGCATTGTTTCATAAAACGATTTCACATAGTTTCCATCTTCATCATACCCCTTCATCGAAAAATCTACATTCCATTTAGTATTGCCAACGGCCGGTGTAAAACCGGACATACCGAACGGCATATACATCCTCGGTAGTTGAATACGTGCAGGCTTTCCCTCGACCGTGCATAGAGATATCTTACGCCCGTCATATTCTAGGATATCTAGATCATCCAAAAAGGTGTGAAATTTAGCCATCTAATCCTATATATACCCAAAACTTTAAGCCGAACAAGCTGTACATTCAGCTTCCAGGCTGTACTGGATAGGTCGGGCTTTCGCTTTACTACGCAGGTAGTACATCCCAGTTTTGAGACCAGATTTCCAGGCGTACATGTGCATCGACGACAATTTGGAAAGTGTAGGATTTTCGATAAACAGGTTCATACTCTGAGACTGATCGATGTATCGACCTCGATCACGTGCCATGTCAATAATGGTCTTCTGACTGATTTCCCATACAGTCTTGTACAGCGCCTTGATATCATCTGGTATATCGGTGATGGTCTGGATTGAACCACCCGCTTTTACCATGAGGTCTTTCATGTCTTTCGACCACAAGTTTACCTTCTTGAGATCCTCAATGAGATGCTTGTTTACGACGACAAATTCACCCGCGAGTGTCCTGCGAAGGTAGATGTTTGTAGTCCATGGTTCGAAGCACTCGTTATTACCGAGGATCTGAGCAGTACTCGCGGTAGGCATTGGTGCGACGAGAAGAGAATTATACACACCATTTTTAACACGTTCGCGCATAATATCCCAGTCATACATACCGGAATGAGGTCGTGTCGTATCGTTGGTGTCCCACATATCAAACTGAAGAATACCCTCAGAAATGGGACTTCCCTTGAATGTTTCATAAGACCCGTGCTTCACAGCAAGTTCGCAACTCGCCTCCAGTGATGCATGATAAATAGTCTCGAAAATGTTGGCATTGATCACCTTCGCTTCCTCACTTTCGAATGGAATGCGTAACATGGAAAATACATCTGCCAGTCCCTGAACACCCAACCCAATGGGTCGGTGACGCATATTAGACGTTCTCGCTGTATTAACAGGGTAATACGTGCGGTCAATAACTCGGTTCAAATTTCTCGTTACGATTTTAGTCACCCTGTGAAGCTCTTCGTAATCATATTTACCCTCTTTCACGTACTTGGGAAGTGCGATAGAGGCGAGGTTGCATACAGCCGTTTCATCAGGATTCGTGTGTTCGATAATTTCGGTACACAAATTGGACGACTTGATAGTTCCCAAATTTTTCTGATTGGACTTAGAGTTACAGGCATCCTTATACAGCATATAGGGTGTTCCAGTCTCACTCTGTGATTTAATTATAGACTTCCATACATCTAGAGCCGGAATAGTCTTCACCGCCAACCCTTCACGTTCATACTTCAGATACAATTCTTCAAACGCATCCCCGTATACATCGGAGAGGCCACGGGTCGTATCCGGGCAGAAAAGAGACCACTGAGCATTCTCTTCAACACGCTTCATAAAAAGATCCGGGATCCACATACCTGAGAACAGGTCACGACAGCGAGACTCTTCGTCACCCTGATTGAGACGCAATTCCAGAAATTCCATGATATCAGCGTGCCATGGTTCAATGTATATAGCGATCGAACCCTTCCTTCTACCCGCCTGGTTGACATATCGAGCAGTCGCGTTAAAAACCCTTAGCATGGGAATAATGCCATCCGACTGACCATTTGTGCCCCGGATCTTGGATTTATTCGCGCGAACATCGTGAATGTGTAGACCAATACCTCCTGCCCACTTGGAAATCTGTGCACATTCAGTGAGTGTACCATAGATACCGTCGATGGAATCACCCTTGTTAGCAATCAGGAAACAGGATGACATTTGAGGCCGTGGCGTTCCAGAGTTAAACAGTGTAGGTGTGGCATGAATGAAATTTCCTTTAGACATGTGTTCGTATGTCTCCAGTACACTTTCTTCATCAGTTCCGTGAATTCCTATCGCGACACGCATGAACATGTACTGTGGCGTTTCCATCAACTTTCCGTCATGTCTTTGCAGGTATGATTTTTCCAGGGTTTTCAGACCAAAATATCCAAAGTCGAAATCTCGCTTTGGATCAATCTTATCCTTTACTCGACTAGCAACGTCGACTACTTCGTCTGTGATAATACCAGCTTTGTTCAATTTTTTCATCGCGATATGGAAATTGTTGGGGGCGATCTTCTGAATGTTACTCGCGATAATACGGGTCGCGAGTACCTCGTAATCAGTATCCTTCGTGATCATGCCGATACAAATTTCAGCGGAGAGAGTGTCTATTTCCTGGGTAGTTATACCCTCGTGCATCGAAGAAAATACCTGCTGAGCAATCATGGATGCATCGACACCACTAGATAGTTCACATGGGTCGTTCATGAGTTTTGTGATCCTGTTGGTGACCTTATCGAACTTTACGTCTTCAACATGACCGGAACGTTTAATAACTTTCATACTAAGAATAATACTGTCCTACTTTTTAATTACATTTGAAGTCTTCACTTCGAACTGGCACGGGACCCACCGTCTCAGCATAACGATTGGGCTGAAGAAAACTTGTATTCACAAAAAAGGGACCATTCTCACCCGCTTTAGAGATGGGTGGGTAGGAACCTACAAAACAACCCGGGGCAGTACATTCAGGTTTTTTGTATTCACACGCCTGAGTGGCATAGGCTTCGTCGAAGTCAGCTGCGGCTATCATTTATACTTTACACATACTTTTTTTCCTGGATTATATTAAATGTGTGACGCTCTTCATTTAAATTCCATGAAGCAGACGACGACCCCACTCAACACGTTATTTTTTTCGGAATTCAATCGTAACTTACTCCAGAAAGCTATCCGTCAGACGTTCAAGAATAAGACCGGTGTTTCTATAGATTACCAAAACCCAGACGATTTGTACGCGATCATGCGCAACGTTTTCATAAACAATGCGAGTAATCATACAACCAAGGTCAACGAACAGGTCAAGTTCATGAACGGTATAGTCATCAAGACAGCTCTTTCCCAGGTTCAGTCTGGAGTTGCACAGTACCTGGGTTATATCCGTGATATAGATACACTTGCTGTGCCACCTATCGCCCCGGCTAACACGAGTACATTCGGTCTTAAAATTGATAAAAGTGATAAGATAGGTGTATAAAGGTATGAATTGTATATGATATAAGATGGCGTCATTGAATTACTATAAAAGTGAGACAGAGAAGATTTGTAAATCTAAAGGGTGGGACCGCGCTGAAATTAATACGGTATGGCTCTTACTCACGGAAGAATTTGGCGAACTTGCGTCTGCTATACGACAATCTAAGAAGATGTTCAAAAAAACCAATATCAAAAAGGAGAGGGGTATTGATATTATGATGGAAATGGGTGATGTGTTCAGTTATTTGTTCCAGCTGGCACACATGTTAGATATTGACCTAGATAAGATGTGGATGGAACATGGTAAGAAGATGACACACAAAAAATATATCTCATGATACTATAAATGAGCAAGTATATGCTTAGCGATGAGGATAGTATTGATAAAATAAATCCATATGTCCAGCATACATTTTCATTACCAGGGGCGATAGGTAAACCTCACCCATTCGAAGAATATGAAGAGCCACTCGAGCCTGAGCCTGAACTACTGAATGATAATACACATATATGTGAAACGGGTATAACTTCCGGTGACAAGGTGGTTGAGACATGTCGCCCGTCTAAAGTTGAGTGCCGATTATCTAGACCTCTCATTCCAGGAAGAAATATAGATATGGGTGTGGACGAGAAGAAATTAGTGAGTTTTGAAACAGTATCTAGCATTGTACAGGATGTGAAGAAGGTTGCGAAGAGTATGAAAACACTTGATATATTCACAATTGTATTGATAGTTCTCATAATTCTAGCTCTATCTTCTGTAAGACGCTGAATAAATTATCAAGGCGTCGTTCACTGCGACAATTTTGAATAACTTCTGGAAACGTTTTGAGACAAAATTCGCGTATATACGCCTTCTGCCATGCACATGTGATGTTAATATATGGGGGTATAAATGTTGGATCTATAACTCGTAATGTGTTCATTATACGTATGAGTGAATGTACATTGTAGTTCGAACATAACACATTATCTAATTCGATCAGTGCCAACTGCCTCCTGGTTGTGATCGTCTTCTCTACCATCGTATTCAGAAAGTCATCGTAACGATGATCACCGTCCTTATACTGAATATCAGACCAATCACCTATCGAGTCCGTCTCAAAGTGTCCGGGTATTAGTACATAACCCTTTCCTTCAATATATCTCGAATATTTCACTTCCACACACTTTATACCCCGTTTATTCGTAAAAACTGAGGCACTTTTGACGAATGAAGGCATTGTGTAAAAATCTATTTGTTTCTCTAAATGGTTTAATCACGTTTTTTGACTTAAGTCGTTCTTTAATACTTTGGAAAGTAAATGTTTTCATCAATCGCGAATAATACGTTTTCTTACATCCTCACACAGGATGAGTTTAGAAATGCGCTACCGGAACGCATAAGACCTTCGCGTATCAAGCTCACGACGATCACAATGATCTCTTCATTTTCAAAACCAGTCGACGTTGGTGATATTCGTGCAGTGTTCGAAGAAATCAAAGATATCAAACTTCATAGGGAAAATGTAAACAACACCCCTATCATTTGGAGTGTTAAACCTACGACGTTCTACAATCAGATTACGTTGACATATGATGACGGGCATAGTACGAAATCCATCAAGATTTTTCCAAACGGGAGTATTCAGGTTGCCGGGTGTGAAGATATCTTCAACTGTAAGTATATCATTTCAGGTCTCGTCTATATTCTACAATCGTTCGACAAGGATATCATACCTCCAGCCGAAACGTTCCGTGTTGTCATGATAAATTCGAACTTCAGTTTGAATCATAACATCAATCTTATGAAAACGACACAACACTTTGAAAACTATTCAGACGTTTTTAAGGTTTCATTTGAACCCGATCGATATTCAGCCGTTAAAATAAAATTTAAACCAGCTGAAGACATGAAAGAAATCACGACGAGTATTTTTGGAACTGGTAAAATCATCATCACAGGGGCGGAAACCCTCAAAGAAATCGCGTTCGCATACAACATTATTAATCAGCACATCAATGAATGTCCGGGTATCAGGGTATCCGAAGCACAGGTATATGACAAATTTGACGAATACTTTGGGTATAAAATAGATAAGGTTATTGAGAGGGTTCGGAAACTTGGGTTCAAGAGTTGGACAAATACTATCACGAACCGACAAATTAATTTCTAGTTGTAATATAAATGTCTCAGCGACTTGGTATGGCCGATGGCAGGTGTCATACGATCAACAACTCGACAATGCTCTACGATAACTACTTGAAGGCTAAGCATGGGATCGCCCCCGAAGATAATTATTCTTTCCGTAAACTACTCCAACAGAAGGGACCCGAACTCCATGAAACCCCTAAACCCTTAAACGATGGAAGTCCTTGTGGATTGTGCGACTCTACAATGGATCTGTCCGAAATCAACTGAGTAAAAAGTTGAAAAATAAAGTCATAATAACTGTATGGGCGTTTCATCAGAATGCACGACATGTGCAATATGTCTCAATCCAGTGAGAGAAACAAGACAAAACCCAGCACTTCGGTGTGGTCATGTATTTCACTCTCACTGTATAGAGGATTGGAAATCTAGAGGTAAGCAAACATGTCCAGTGTGTAGAAAGATTTTCGATGGAAGTAACTTCAGGGTTACTGTGACCATACAAAATTTAATTCATGATACGGATGTTATCAGGCAGGTGGATGATGCATACATATTTGATACACTAGACGCATTTTTTGATGTTGACCATGTAGATGAATTGGAAAGCTTACTTTCTGATTTTGGGGTGAGTATGTCCAACCTTAATCCCATTATTTTTGACACAGAATGAGCTACAATACTTGTTATAGTTCAATCCATTGTAATTCCTGGATATCTTTCTCGGATCGGTAATTAGTTTACCCGAGGCTCCTACCACAAGAGGACCTGTAGCCCACCCACGTTTATGACTGAAAAAATCAGCTTTAAATGTAATCACTTTACCTGGTTTCAACGCGGGTGCCGACCGCTTGACACGTGATGTGGGTACTTTGAAAAATGTAGCGATACTTTCATGTGTGTCACCTTTTTTCACTTTATATTCAGTCTTACTATGCTGCTTATAAAAATGAAAGTCTCCTTGGCATAGATAATTACTCTTCTTGCACGTAGCTACGAAAAGCATCACTTTGTAATACGAAGGTTTACACTTCGTACCACCTTTAACCATGTATACCTTTTTAGGGTTGTCGGACACCACGAGTTTCGGTATTTTCCCGCAGTTAACGTATTTGCCCGAACTTGTCAATTTCGCGCGTTCTCCAGGCTGACTTTTCCACCCGCGATATCTCTGGTAGTCATTCATGGCATAAGCGTAACAATTATTATTATTTTTGCCAACCTTTCCACCCCACTTTTTGGTTGTGAATGTGTGTTCGGATCCATTCGTTGGGGGAGTCTTACTCATTATATATATAGCAGAAAAAAATCTATATACATAGTAAATGATTAAGGATATTGTAAAGGCCAAGACGAATAAGGATGCAATCACCGAAATACTGATGATCGTTCTTTCCATTCTTGTGACTACGTTCGTACTCCGCTTCACGTGGAACAATTCTCTTAGTAAGCACATATCGGTCCTGAAACCCCTGAACACGTTCCTCGACGCGCTTCTTCTTTCTATTTCCATTCAGGTTGTCCGCGGTATTTAAACCTCTTTGAAACCTACGACCTTCTCACCGGAAGTGTGAATCATCGTGGGAAACCCTTCGATGCCGTCACACTCACCGTTATCACAGTCAACGAATGTGAAGGGTTTATCCTTACTCTTCATATAATCGAGCTGTTTACGAGTCCATCCACAGCCCATGGACCCGTAGATAGTCCATTCCCCTGAGTCAGACTTCTCCGGCATGGCATCTACAGATACCTTAAGCGCGTTTTTATTTTCCATTGTCATGAAAATTCGCGTGTTTATGATCAGTAGTGTGATGAGTGCGAGCATGTTTATAATACAGGCAGAGATTTTAATATGTATAAAATATAAGAATGACCGATACAAAATCGGCCGTCCAGCGCGTGATGATTAATTCACCTTGTTCAACTAAGATGAACAAATTTAAGAATGTTCGTGTGATAGGTAAGGGTGAACATGGGACAGTGTATCATGCGTGTCTAAACGACGCGTGTAAAATGAAATTCGCTGTAAAGGTATCGAACGAAAATTTGACTGCGGAACATAATCTTACTAAAAAATTCATAAACATGGTTGGTAAAAATACAGCCGCTGATGTATACGCCCTCGAGAAATGTAAGAATGATACTCGCTTGTACTCCGAGTTTTTAGAAGGGCAGCCATTTGGGAAACTGCTACCTAAATTAAATAAAGATCCCAGGAAAATCAGGTCAATCGTCATGCAAGTTTTAAAAATACTCAAGACGTTACATGAAAAAAATTCCTCTTTCAGACACAATGACCTTCACCTTGAAAACATTTTCATAACAGCCGGTGGCAAGGTTCGTATTATTGATTTTGGTTTAGGTTTTAGCAATTCCATAAAAAATCCAGAGGTCAATAATAGTGGCAGTTACCTCGTACCATATGGTATATACAGGGGTAATCCTAAAATGTACGATGTACATTTCTTTTTAAACAGTCTATTTAATCATAAAAAACATTTGGACGATAGCACACGGAAATTTATAGAAGATATCATACCAGCTAAATACTTGGGTGTGAATGGTACCCATATTTATGCTGCTCGTTTAAAGCCACGCAAGGCTGGGAGTACTTTACTGAATATACCGACATATACTAGACTGTTTAACCACCCTTACATCAAGGGATCTACACTTTCCGGTATACTCAAAACAATACCGAAAATGTCTCAAAAAACTACTCCGATCATTATCAAGAAAAAAAATAAATCACCCTCATCGGAGAGTATGTCCGCGAAATTACGGAAAGCTAAAGAGGCATATGCAAAGTCTAAACAAACTACTCAGAAAAAGCGACCGGGTATTGTCGCCAAAAAAGCAACGCCACCTAAGGCTGCGGCTAAAACCCCCGAGAGTGATAATGAAACACTCGCGAACATGAAAAAACGCCTTACAAAAACCCGTGCCAAACCTTCAACAATGGGTAAAGTGTCATCGTCATTCGTGAAATCATTTATGAAAAATATGGCTCGACCTAAAACAAACTTACGTAATAGAAACATTTAAAGACACTGTTCATTTTTAAGTAATGGAATGTTGTCAAGTCTGTTGTGAAAAGATTAACAATTCAAATCACAAAAAGGTCGAGTGCCCTTTTTGTGATTTAAAGTCCTGTCGTTCATGTAGCCAAAAATATCTGTTATCGACTATGGAAGACCCCCATTGCATGGGATGTAAACATGAACATAATAGAGAACTTGTAGATACATATTGTTCAGCTGTATTCAGGAACGTACATTATAGAAAACATCGTGAAAATGTTTTATTCGAGCGTGAAAAGGCCCGTTTACCGGAAACACAGCCATATGTAATCCGGGAATTGAAAAAACGTAGCCTACGATCGTCTTATGTGTACATGTATTTTATACTCGGACAGATAGACTATGAACCTGACCTATCAGAATACGCGAAATCGGCTTTAAAAGATGAAATAAAGATTGCTATTATGAATATATACGAAGAACTTCATGGTATGGCTGATGTAAACCCTGTCATAAACAATGATCACGTGTATACGCAAACGTGTTTCAATGATGAATGTAACGGTTTCTTAGATGAAAATTTCGTATGTGGGATCTGCACGACGTCTTTTTGTAGTAAGTGTCATGAAAAAATGACACCGACACATAAGTGTAATAAAGATACGGTCAAAACTGTGAAACTCATAAAAAAAGATACACGACCGTGTCCAAAGTGTGGCGTGTTAATTCATAAAATCGAAGGGTGCGCTCAGATATGGTGTACACAATGTCAAACAGCATTCGACTGGAAGACGGGACGGGTCGAGACTGGTCGAATACATAATCCTCACTATTTCGAGTTCAAGAAACGCAGTCGAGAACATGGCGACATTCCATGCGGAGGTCGACCATCGCATCGCGAATTGGTAGAAATGAATGCACCAGACATGATACTGTTGATTTCGTTGGAAATGCTTCGATTAGATTATGATAATACGTATAGGTTTGGTTTCCTATATGAAGATAACAGATATCTACGGATGAAATTCCTTCTTAACGAGATGTCTGAAACCGAGTTGAAACGTGAACTACAGTTCAGAGATAAATATAATTCAAAAACGCGTGATGTAAGAGATATCTACACCATGTATACCGATACAGCGGGAGATTTATTGAGACAGTATGTATTAGATGTATCAGTTGAAGACGCTATAATAGACGAGTTAATCGAATTAACCATGTATACGAATACAGTCATAGAGCGGATACGTGCGAGATATAGATCACGAACACCCCCTAATATAATCTTATGAATATATATGGTTATATTTATACTAATTTCATTTGTACTTTTGTGTATTTTTATCCGACCTAAATATCAGGAACCGTATGTAATACGTAATGTTTTTACAGATAAGACATGTGATCACATTATCGAACTCGCATCCAATAACCTGAAACCGTCAACGATAGCGTTAGGTAAATCGGTCGATACTACGAAACGTAAGAGTGAGACAGCATGGTTAGACCCAAATAAATCAGAAGTTGTTGAAGATGTGATGGGAAAATGCGTCTCATTTACCGATAGACAATTCGACAATGCTGAGTATTTACAGGTACTCAAGTATAAACCGGGTGGGTTTTATGAACCGCATCAAGATGCATTCAGAGATGGTAAAAACCCACGTCTATACACATGTATAATAGGACTCAATGATGATTACGAAGGTGGTGAGACATCTTTTCCAGTTTTAGGTAAGGAATATAAACTCAAAAAGGGAGATGTTCTATTGTTCAATACACTTAATGATTGGGGTATTATGACAAATAAAGCAATCCACGGTGGAAAACCTGTGATATCAGGTGAAAAATGGATATGTAATCTATGGATACATAGATATCCATACGAACTCTCATAATTAGAGTTTGATCAGTTCGGTCGCATTTTTCAATTTCATGAATATGACATCATCACACTCACCCCCTTTCATGGACATTGTCACTTCTCCACACACCGTTCCAGATTTCTTATACCTATCGCATGCAATTTCAGTCCTCTTCGCGATATTCATATTCTGACTATAACCAATAAACGTGCGGTCTACATCACCCTCCTTTTTGTTCGTGGCTTCAACCGTGACTTTCCAGCAGTAACTACCAAATTCCCATCTATTAGGTGTATCGATAGGTGGAGGCGAGTCTGCTACATATGCATTTTTCCTCATCCTGCGACGTCTAGCTGTAATTGCAAGTATAGGACTATACAAGCAACTCAACATTTATATAAACACCGATAGAACTTTTATATATGTTTATATAAATGGATATTCAGAATAAAGTACCTTTCATGTCGAGTGTGTTCGGACATCTTATATTTCAGATGTTTATCATGTTCAGGGCACTTGAAGCGACAGTTAACAACGCCTCGTTAAATGAATTCGCGACGAACAATAACCTATTTCTCACACTCGGGAACCTGGGGCTTTTCATGGCATTGATTTTTATAAAGATGGGGTTACCTTATAAGGTTGCCTTGTTTACTCTCGTGTCATTTACTACGGGTATGCTCATGCACAAGATTGAGGATATGAAAGAAGCTTTACTCGAAACGATCGCCATTTTTGTAGCTATGTTGTTTGCTGGTATCGCCACGGTTAAGCTTGGATACGATTTGTCGATACTCGGCATTGTTCTGATTTTCTCGTTGATTGCACTTATTTTTGCGCGATTACTTTCTCCCGGTAAGAAAAAATACACAAAGATCACTACTCTTATTTTCGCGTTATTCGTAGTATACGACACGAACAAGATATTACAGAGAAATTACAGTGGTGATTTTGTAAATGCGTCCTTGGATTACTTTACAGATATCATCAATTTACTCTCGCTCACTTCAGAAGAGGCTTAAGTCGGATGATGACGTCACTATTTTTAAAATGAACATCTTTTTTCTATCCCTGATCCCAAGAGAAATTGCGGAACTCTCCTGCGATCAACATGTAATCAAGATCCAACTCGAAATATGCCAGATGCTATACACGGCGTGGTTCTATGCAGACCAAGAAGATTATGTACGAGAAAATGCACCGTACACGAAGAATGGTTCACAACGCGGGTATAAAGCCGCGCATAAAAAACACCCCATGACGATGTGGATTTCATCCAGTCTTCAAAACTATATGTATGCATGTGAAATCGGTATCGAACTCGCGAAAGAATACACGAGACGCTTTGGTAAAGTACATACATGCGAACATCACCTCAACTGGCTACACGATAATATCCCTTCTCACTTTGATCAACATGTGAGTGAAACGGCGTATTATTCAATTCAAGGTATCCCTGAATGTATGCCAGATATGTATAGAACACCTGACGTGACCGAGGCGTACCGTAAATATTATGTGGCCGAAAAGAGTGCATTCGCACGGTATAAGACAAAGGTACCTGATTTCATATCTGCGTAGTATACGAGGTGTGTCGTATAATACAAAGATGATGCCCCCGACAGGATTCGAACCTGCGACCACTAGCTTACAAAGCTAGCGCTCTACCAACTGAGCTACAGGGGCGGGGTCCTTCCTACCTGATTCGAACAGGTGACAAATGGAACTACAGTCCACTGCTCTACCAACTGAGCTAAGGAAGGGTAAGCTCCCACCAAGACTTGAACTTGGGGTGGCGGATTCAAAGTCCGCAGTGTTAACCAACTACACTATAGGAGCGGCTGCTAAGAGTGGGGTTCGAACCCACGCGTGCAAAGCACAGGCGATCTTAAGTCGCACCCCTTAGACCAACTCGGGCATCTTAGCTTAACTGTCTAGTGTATTTATTATGTTGTAATTCTTTAATATACTAATCTATCTTCGCATCGGGATTGATCATCTTCTGAAGTTCAAATAACTTAACAGACATGAAAAATTTAGCTTTCGCGTGGAATTCACTTTTCGGTTCTGTAAAAAATAATACGGCTGCAGCCATGAATATACTCATGATGAGTAGTATCAACAGTTTGCCTATCATTTATATATTATTAGAAAAAAGTTACGCTTCAATCTCACCTCGATCAATCAGCTTCTTACGATTGATCATGTGAAGACCCTCCACTTCAGCCTTATTCTGCGCACTGTATGGTACGGCGTACCCTTCATCACACAACCATTTGTTTACATTCGTCCATACACCGTCCTCAGAGACCCAAACTTCTCCAAGGACACGACCAAACTTACCTCTCGAGTCCGCCTCTGGACATCTGAGCTCGATTTCAATATCATCCTTCTCGGACGCGACAGCCTTCAAACACCATTCCTTCAACTTCTTCTTTGAGAGGAGACCAAACCTCTTCTCCTCCTTATCCGATGTACGCGACTCGGGTGTATCAATACCCAAGAGACGAACGCGTTGCTTTGTACCTACATCGAAACCAAGATCGATGTTGACATCAATCGTATCACCGTCGACAACCTTAGCCAGGGAAGATACACGGTAAATGAAAGTACAAGGTTCGACGTTGTAGGTAGACATCTTATACAGTTGTATATACACAATTCTTTATATTCGGATATGAAATTTAGGTTTTGTGCGACCATCATAAGCATTTACAAGTCCAGATGAGAGCATCTTTTCGTTTACCGACGTTGTATCTCCTTTATACCTATATACAGTAACCAGGGTTCGTCCATATTTATCATTCTTATCACATTTTATCCAAACCAATCCATTTACCTTACTCTTACACAAAAACGGATTCCATCGTTCAAAGGGTGCACGATCATCAAATCCACACTCTTGTTTGAATATGTCGCGAGCGAGTTTCGCCACGTATATATGGTCATTTCGACGTGACGTGGATAGTACAGGTTTCATCTCTGGTGAGTCGTAACCGAGTGTGCGAAAAGTAAATTTAAGCACGCGCCCATGTTTGATGATAGCGGCTCGAAACGTGTCTCCGTCGTAAACACTTGTAATTTTTGCATACCCTTCGTACCTATTCAAACTGAAAACAGGAAACGAATCGTCAATTCCCGACAATACCCGTTTTGAGAAACATGAAAACATGTTCGTATATTGTTTAAAGATATTATTCTCTTTATATAGTATACGAAGATGTTATGCATTTGTCATACTCCACAGGATTATTATAAACAGCGGTTAGCTAAGACACGTGAAAACGTGCTCAATCACATTTACAAAAATACATCTACACCGACAACACCAAAAATACCGGATAATACAAGACTTCGTCTACGCTTTAAAGAAGCGGTACAAGAAGCCCATGAAATATGTAATGAAGATAAAACATCTAACGCGTGTTATCTCGCGTGGGATGAGGTTGATGAGTTGGAAGATTCTATGCTACGTCTATACCCTGATATAAAGTAATTTCTGGCGGTTCTTCTTCGTACGTGTAGTACATAATCGATACCCCGTATAATTCCATGAGGTCTTTATTGACATTTTCATTGATCTGTCGTTTCCAATTTTTTACAGTCGTATGAAAATACTCGAGACCGTCATCGGAGAATGCACATATACGCATGAAAGGTGTGGAACGAAGATTTCTCATGTACACGTTAACGGATGTGGGTAAAGGTAGTGCAAATTCATAGGAGGATTGTAGAATGTCGATTACATAATACCCATGTGAATCGCATATGATATTAACCTGCATTTCCGGAAACCCCTTTATATACGCTTCAAAATCTGAATTACTGGGAAGTGTAGCGAAAATAGGTGTACTCTGACATGTGACATCTTCATTATACCCTATTCCGGGGTGTGTATGATACGAAATTTCAGAGTACCACACTTTTGCAATGTCGTCAGTGTCGACACGGTTCCGTTTTTCAGAAGTCACTTTACTTGGTTTACTGAATAAACCATCGCCCATGTATTTCACGTTTCCAGCATATTCCCATTGTTTAACTGAAGATAATTTACTAACTTCTTTTAAATCCTGGACAACTCGCCGAGATAATTTCACACGCGTCCTTTTTATAGCCATGGATGGCGTCACGACCTTAAACTTCATACACTACCTTTGATATATTATACAACTATTTTTAAGTATTACCGTTTTTTCCTTATTTTTTTCTTTGTCGCCACACCCATCGTCATCGTAAGTTTCGGTGGTGTTTTTGTATTCTTTTTAGTGACACGTTTACCGGTTACAGTTGAAAACAATGTGGGGTTATTTAAAAATGATACACGACCGGCTATATTGATATTTTGACCACCAAATGTTCGTATATTCACAGTTTCGTTTAACAGTGCTGGAATTGCTCGTGCGAAATCTAGGTGAAATGTTGTACACACACCACGGGTATTATTAGCCTGTAAATTGGGACCAGTATAATATCTCGCAACGGTGTTATCAAATACATTTCCAAAGAACTTTTTCATATTTGGTAATATACGGTTTCGTAATATACTACCGAACCCATTTCTATTCATCGCACTTCGTCCATGTGGATCAAACACCCATATACGCGGTTCCGGATTACCAGTATCCATTAGGACATTAATCGCATGACCCATATTCGGATTGTTCCGTTTGGTAACGCTGATTAGAAAATAATGAATACTTCCTGATGACGCATTGAGAGTGGGAACCGTTGTTCCGTTATTCTTGAATTGTATTTTAGGCTTCATATTTAACAACTGTTCGGATGTATTCACAACAATACCTTCATTTATACTATCGTCATATTCTAAAAACCTTACATTTATTCTCTTACCCTTATAACGAACGCTGTCTAGACGCGATCTCAATTCGTCGAGATACCTAATATACCCTGGTCTCGTACAAGACATACCCAAATTTTGCGGTAATTTGGGTATTGATCTTACAACCTTGGAAGTTTTTACAACTTTCATCGGCCCTGGACTGAAGTTGATATTCGTAGACCTATTGGGTTTGTTACGCTTTCGTGTCCCCTGTGACATCATAATTTATACCCAGAAATTATCTCGTTTTGGTAATTTTCAACTGAGTAGAACGCCCCTTCACGTTCTTGGGGTCGATCTTGTTCCCATTTCGTTTAGGATTAAATGATTTCTTATGTTCAGCCCAATATTCTGGGGCACCGACTTTGAAATTTTTATGCATTTTCGCTTTGTACCAAAAAACACAGTCCTCTATTCTATTCGATTTAGACGTGTTATCTAATACTAAACATTCGTAATTTTCAGTACACGAATCCATTACCTTATTGAACATATCAAACGTGGGGAAGATCCCGAAAAACGATTTATATAATTTTTCGCGGTTTTGAATGATGTTTTCCCTGAGAATAAACACATAGTCAACGTTTGCGCGAAGAGCTGGTGGTAAATCCATGCAATACTGCATCGTAAGCATGAAAAAGATCTTCCAGTGACGACCATTCATGAAACATTGACGAATACACGTGTCACGCATAAATTTATTGTCATACATACAATCATCTAAAAGCAAAAATGCACCACAGTTCGTTTTACCCGCACCTACTAGTCTCCTCTGACGATCCATAACACGTTCTATAGCTTCCCTGTCATAATCACCGTAGATGAATAGATCTGGAATATATTGCTGATAATAATGATTACCTTCCTCAGTCGCTGACAGTACGATCCCTGCTGGTAAATGTTTTTTATGCCACAGGATGTCTGTCACGAGTGTGGACTTACCTGTATTACGTTTACCGATAAACACAAGGACTTTGTCATCAGCCATTGTCGCGGGATTAAATTTTCTTAACCGCAAATCCATCTATAATACCGCCCCGTTTTATTTCATAAAATTTTACTCACGTGTAATAAGAATGGCAGGTCGTGTCCAACTTGCTGTCACGGGTATCCAGGATCAATGGCTTACTGGGGAACCGCAGTTCTCATATTTCGTAACATTGTTCAAGAGACATACACGCTTCTCTACAGAGTCGGTAGAAATGCCATTCACTGGTGATAATTCGTTTGGGAGTTCTGTAGAATGTCGGATACCAACTAACATCGGTGATCTCATACGGGGAATGATCTTGAAAGTTAAACTTGGAAACCTCACCCCTCATGAAACAGGAAGTGTCCCATCACATAGGTATTATTACAATATACCAGTGGGCAAGAGTATAATAAAGTACGCGGACCTGGTAATAGGTGGACAAATCATCGAGAGGCTTACTGGAGACTATATATACATGT